ACCCTAAACCCAGTAGAGGAAAGAACTGGATCATCACAATCGCTATCAAATGCATTTTGATAACACACTTCATAAAAATAAGTAGAATTTAATTGAGGATAGAAATCTCTCCTCATAGAAAGAGATGTCAAGTTAGAATTAATACTACGATCCGCATCATCTATCACTCCAATAAACTTACTGTAACGGAATGTACCCTTAAACTTCTCAGTATCAGAGTTATCAACATAGTTTTGTATAGATCCAATGACCTTATCTCTTATTTGAGATGGAGTTTGATCTGTTTGTAAACTGTTATAATAGATTTTACTATTCATTTCAACGTGAAGAATAGCAGGATCTACAATTACTGGTTGAACAGATGCTACAACATACTTCTTTAACTGTTCAACAATCTGATTTTTAGTTAAAGATGTCAAATATGATGCATCTGATGGTTTTAAAACTATAAAAACTTTTCCATAATCAGGTGGATCTTGATCTTCTCCACCAAATATGATTATATCGCTAGTAGCAGGATAGATATTTCTAACTATTGCACCGTAATCATCAGCGGTCACTGCACGATCCTGTGACCCATATGTTTTTGGTGCGTTATATTTGATCTTATCAGTCGTTTCTATCTCTTCTCCACCTGCTGAGGGGATGGTAGAGTTGATTGTAACAGTAAATTGGTTAGGTGAAACACCACTAGGGTTCTCAAGAACACCAGAAAAGACAAAAGTCTTCACTCCATTTGACTCTGGACCTGTTGTTTTAATGTAAGAAACGTTAACAACAGCATTATTATCTAATTTTTTACCTAATACACCATCACCAAAGATCAATTCATACCTTTCATCTGCAATTTCATCAAGGAAAAACACCTTAGAGTTAGCATCTACCCCTAAAATGTTCTCTGCAAGTAGATATGGTTCGTTGAATGAACCTCCTGTTGGGTAAACTCTAACGCTAATAGTGTTAGTATCAATATTTCTGTTTGATAATATGAACTTCTGTGACTTATTATTGGTATCGACTGTGAAATTCTGTACAACTTGAGTTCCTTCTCTTACAGGAATGTTAGTAAACACTGCTGTATCGTTAGAAACTTGTGCTTTTGTATCTTCTGCTGTCACATAATTGTAAAGAGTGTTGTCATATGACGCAGTAAACCCTGTTCCCTTCTTAAGAATCAACTCTGTATCCGTTGTAGGGTTAGAATAATTGACAGTAAATGAAATATAAGCAGTAGGAGACGTAGCAGACTTGGGTCTGTAACCCAGTTGCTTTGCAATTGCTATTACATTGTCCCTCAACGTGGCAGAATCAATGTATAGTTCATTGACTACCATGTTGGTATTGAACGCCGTGTAGTACGTATTATACGCAAGTACGTCCAGCATGTTTGACAGTGCCGAACCATCAAAATCATAATCAGTAAAATCAGTCTGTGCTCTCATGTATTCTTTGAGAGAACTCTTGATTTGATCAAAATCTAAATTAGCGACCTGTGTATATGGCATTTATCTTGTACGATCTAAGAAGAACTCAACGGCCATTGCTGATTCATCCTCTCTTCCTACGATTGTATAGAAGACTTCTACTTCAAATCCATTATTGTCTACATCAGGAACACATCTAATATCAGTTAATGCTATACGTGGTTCGTGTGCAATAATAGTTTCGGCAATTTCTGCTTTAATTAACGCAGCAGTACCATAATCTAGTGGTTCAAAGAGTAACTCTCTAACACTAGATCCTATTTTGGGTTGAAATGGTCTCTCACCCTTATTAGTAAGAATAAGATTCTGTATTGCTTGTACAATCGCAGCCTTATCCTTCACACAAACGAGATCATCCGTAACTGGATGTGTCTTGAATGTGACGCTTAGATCTTTAAACGTCTGAAAGGTGGGCATATGTAGATACAGCAAGGCTGTTTTTATTTATCTACCCAACGCTATAGAACGTATACCTTAAGGTCAGTTCTTGCTGAGGTCTTATAGGTTTTATTGTCTTAATATAATATCTGTCACCTATTTTGTATTTTTCACAGTTAGGTGTATCACTGTGATTAATGAAACCGCCAAGCGGAGTTCTTATTATCTCTTCGCCTATAATAAGATGAGACATGCCAAGTTCCGCACCTACCGCAAGGGGTAGACGCGAAAATAAACCTTGACCTGATATAGAACTGTAGTCTATATAACAGCCTCTAGGTAGTGCTTGGTACATTTGTTTCCTCACGGCAGCATTCATGTCCTTCTTCCTGCCTATGCATGTGTTCTAGAACATGCTCTAACTTACTCTCTATCCTTTCCAATACATCTAATAGAGGATCATCATAATAGTACATATTAGAATTCTCAGGTGCTCTGGTCTCGTCGTTAGTCATAGTCCTCACTCCTTTATTGAATAATACAATATTTAGTCGGAGATTCGCTCGGCGTTTTCGGCGGTATTAACCAAAGGTGTGTATATTGTAACTCTTACGGATAGGAGGATACTTTACCTTCTTCCTAGTAACAGTTTGATATATCTTATAGAGAGTATGGGATGGTATCTCAGAAGTTTTTGGGGTGAGTAACAACATCTCCATGTATCTCTCCTATATCGTCTATGTGTGCATGATCAATCTTCTCAATATGAAGATGCTCTAAAGAATTAGCAATTCTTTCAAGTGCATTAGCAATGCGTGTAAATTCTTCGCTCATTTTAAATGTGATGTACCTGAATCTAAGTGTTCTTCCATCCTCTTATTAATCTCCTCCATCTTTGCCTCCACAGACTCTGGCGTTGCCATAACCCTGTATAAGACTTTATCTCTCGTGGAGAGTTCGTTAATCATCTTAGTGACTTGTTCCCACAAATGATCAGAACCTACGCCCTTCATGCTCATTTGCCCTGACCTCTGTAACGCTTACGAGCACCATTGCGAGAAGATGCTGATAGTTTTGTGTTCTGACTCCTACCTTGCCTAGTCTTCTTAGGCTGAGCAGGAGTGTAATTAGTATTGTTATAAAGTGCCATTAACCTGACCTACGTGTTCCTATGTGTATTGTAGCACCAATACCAGGTGCTTGGCAAGTCCTTTGTTGCCCTGTGTTACCACAATAAGAATAATCCCCGACCTGTGCTATAGGTCTTCCATTAAACTTGACCTTCTGACACTTCAAATCATCATCAACAAATGTACGAGATGTTGCACTACAACCTGCTAAAGTTCTCGGAACTCCTGGAACTGGTGCTGGTGTTGCAGCACTGTTATATGCTAACAACGGAGCTTTCTCGATAAAAATCTTACCACCAGCAACTCTAGTACTTTCATTAGGTGCAGGTGAACCTGCTAATGGAAGAGGGTTATAGAAACAATTCGCATCACTCGTGGGCGAATCTAGCGTTCCTGGATGTACTATCTGTAATGCCATTACCTTATTCTATTTCCGAATTTTACTAAGTCTACTTTCAGACCCTCGACGTTATTGTGCAAATAATCTAAAGTATCAGAGACGCTTTCGTAATCACTCGACGATGGTCGTCGGTACATTAACGATGGCCGCTCGAGCTGGGATATCCTCTGCTCTTGTTCTTGGCACTTCTCTGACAACATCAGGAGTGCCTGTTCCAATTTCTTCTGATTTGCTAATAACTCTTCCATCATTTTGATCTCCACGTAAGAAGGCGTTTGCGGCTCGACTCTCAAATTCATCACAGAACTCATCGAAGTGATTCAGAATGTGCTCATAGTTTAGTTCGGGTTTTTCAGTCATTTTTTACCGCGGAAATTTTTTTCAAATTAAGGTTTTCAAAAAACCATTTTCAAATTTATTTATCTGTCGTCTGGATACTTTTGTAGGTTAGCTCTTTTGGATTTTCGCTCGGGCTAAGGGGGTAGGGGTCGCACACCCCAAAATACTGTCCGTGCTCACCGTGTTGCGATCCACTGTGGATCTGTGGTGACACATCCGACAGGTGCAATGCCTGTGAGTGTGCGATAATCCCAAATGAATTTCAATTTTTGTTCCTTAATCGGTCCACCTCTGCGTCCTGTCATGTCTGCGGTTGGTTGACCAATGGCATTCAATCTGAATTTGACAGGTGAATTCTTTGCAGTCTCACCCACCCAACCTGATTTCCATGCGTCTGGTTTGCCGTGCTTCTCATATGATTTTAATGCAAGGCGTGCCATGAACTTGTCTAGCATAGTGCGTGTCATTACAAACCACTCATTGCCACCTGCCTGTTCAGAATAAAAATGCTTATATCTCTCAGGCACTTTGTGATCATATCCGTGTAGGGTAGAATATCCTTGCTTACGCAGTAGCATGTGAATGTACTCTTCAGACCATCCACAATTATTCACTGCGAGCATGTCAATAATAATTTGGTCACCAGCGAGTTTAGTGCGTGACCCCTGCATGATTTCCCATGCAGCAGATTCGCCACCAGCAGCAAGACC